CCGCCGCTTTAGCAACGGTGGACCTGACTAGTGCATCTGACAACATCGCTTATTTATATGTGATGGATCAACTCCCTTATGACTGGTTTGCGGCGCTCGATGAATGCCGCAGTGAAACGGTTTATAATGGTGAGAACGACACAGTTTACAGACTCGAGAAGTTCTCGGGAATGGGGAATGGTTATACGTTCCCTTTGCAGACTCTTATTTTCTGGAGCCTTGCAAAGAGCTGTGCCGAGATTGTCAGTTGTGAGGATGATACAGTGAGCGTTTACGGAGACGATATCATATGTCCCGTGGAATGCATCCCCAACCTCCTCCATGTGTTCAACGCTATCGGATTCCACATCAACCAGAGTAAGTCTTTCTGGGAGGGTGGGTTTCGTGAAAGTTGTGGCACCGACTGGTTATTCGGTATCAATGTTCGACCGATTTACATCAAAGATTACCTTTCATTGGAGAAGTTGTACTTGCTCCATAATGGCTTCTTTCGCCTAGGCGAGTACGAAGCTGCAGAGAGGGTGCTGTCTTATATTAAGCACGAAGACCGGATGTTCGGCCCCGATGGATTTGGGGACGGACATCTGCTCGCCTGCGGATACATTGGCGAGCCGTACCTGCGTACGGACCAGGTTAAAATCTGGAACGAACGCGAGTGGCGCACTGAAAAAGTGCGTGACGCTCAGGGTAACCCCGTGAGGGGCCCTACTGGGTACGAGCTTCGGAGTTTCAAGACAGTCGCTTTGGGGCCCCGTTGTGACTGGGATACCAGTTCAAAAGACCATGCTGCTATTTTAGTGTTGGTTGAGGGCGCCTCGAAGCGTAAAGTAGCACTACAAGAACGTTCGTCAGAGTTCTCAGCGCAGTATAATTTAGCGCTTAAAGAGTACCTGGGGGATGGTATGTCCATAGCTTCACTTGGACACGCCATCAAGAGAGCGCGTAACGCAGTGATGCGCCATGCTCTTCCTGACGAAGTAGTGCCTACTCGGCAAAGGCGGCGGGGTTCTTATCTCCTTCCGTCTGACCCGTTTGATGTAAACGGATCTGTTGTAACCTCGGAGTACTATGTACTAGGAATGCCCCTGCCGGGGTCCGAGGAAGCACAGATCAGAACGAT